GTCGAATGCGCCTACACCACAGGAGAGAATTTTACAGGCATCGGCAGCTATTGCATCAAGTTTTGCTATACAGGATGGTATACCTCGATTGAAGACGTTAGATTATGAAGTTGAATTATGTAAGTTGCTTATTAAGAAGGATCAAGCTGTGACACCGGCGGATGCTCCAGGGTATTTTCACGGGAGTTGGCCAGAGTCTCGAGAACTCGATGGGTTAGATCCACGAGTAGCGATTGCTTTGCGAAGAGTTGATTATAAATCATTGCGAGAATTCTTTACAGTAAATAATCGGCCATTGCATTATCTTGATTGGGACTTTTTGGCAAAGAATTTGTGGATGAGAAAACCTACCTTTAATGTAGTCCAGACTAAATCCGTAGGAACAATAGCCTCACAGTGGATAAGAGAGGAAGATCTCAATGGTCATGATTATGTTGATAAGCGTGTTACGGAATCAGTTTCGTCTCTTCAGAGAATGGTACTTGAAAAATATAGTACAGTCCATCAGACAGTTGGTTATACTAATGGTCGTCCACATGTAATTGCAGCTATGAGTGGTCTTTATCCAGGGAAATATGTGACGGGTGTTGCTGAAATTAGTAGGCCAACTCATAAGCCTCCAGCAGCTTTTGACGAACTTCGGTCAATAGTAGGTCCAGCTATGGATCTATTATATCATAAAATGAAGATATATACATTTGGTACAGAACATAGTCGTGTTTCATTCGATTCTATGGATGGTATGTATTTAGGAGCAAGTTCAGGAATTAATTTTGGCTCCTCTTTTGTGATAACTCCAGATGACCTAGAAGAAGCGATTTATGTTCGTCCAACTGGGAAAAAAATTGAGGTGTTTGAATCGGATGTAGAAGCAATATTAAATTTTATCCGTACAGGAGAAAAACCTCCAATTTATTGGAATATCACTCCGAAGAATGAGAATTTTTTTGATTTTTCAAAACAGTTGTCTGATGAAGATTGGATTAAGTGGAAGAATAAAGTCCGCCTATTTATTATTCCTTCTAGTGTTTTCATTCTAGGTGAGCGTATGGTTTCTAGAGTTCGTCAATTAAAAGAGCATGGCTGGGTTATAGCAGTAGGACATTCTCACTCTCATGGAGGGGGGGATGTCTTAGCAAAGATGTTGGGTGTCACGTTAGAAAATTGTATGGATCCGATACTTGAGGAGGGAGATGCAAAGAAATTTGATCAGTCCGTCTTAGAGTTTTTCACTAATCTGTATTACTCTACAATGTTGATACATGAAAATCCTCTTTCTCGTGATTATGAAATAAAAAAGAAAATAATAGAGTGGTTAGCAGAGAATATGGCTTCTCGTCTTACGCGGATGTTTGCGAATTATTGGGC